TCTTTAAGATTATTTTTAAATGAAGAAAAATCATTATTTAAAGGATATTCTATGACTTCATATTCATATCTTGTACCTTGTGTTTCATAACTTTTAGCTATATCATGAACTTTTTTAGTAGCGTTTTTATCTAATTGAACTATAACTTCATCTCCATCATTGATATGAGTATGAAGTTGGCTTAAAAGTCTATCTAATTCTTCATGTTCGTTACAAGCGGTAATAGCAAAACTAATAGTTTCCATAACTTAAATTTTAAATTAATCCAATGTAAGCACAAGCCTCATCAAATTGATTTGCCTTAAATGTTTTTAATGTTTTAGGATCTGATTTATGAGTGGCGCCTTTTAATTTTTCTTTTTCTTCATCTGTAGTTTCAACAGCTATAATACCTGCCCAACCCCAATTATCTTTATTAGTACCATTTGCGAACACAGTACCTTTACTAGATACATTAAGTACAGTTGGATACCATACTCTCTTTTTATCATCTACAAATTTAATATCTTTATATAACTCAGGCATTATTTCTTCTGTTTGAGTTACTAATTCACTTCCATCAATCATAACTTCATTAGTTGTGAAACCACAACCCATACAATTCCAGATAGTTATTTTATCTGCAGTGTCATGCTCATAACAAGCATCTGAGCCGCAATGAGAGCATATTACTAATTTATCATTCATTTTCTTTCTTTTTACTGTTAATATAATATCCAAATCCTTCTGGATAGTTTGTATAATGCCAAGCACCCATTTTGTCATTCCATACAGCTGTAGTACATATAGAAGATCCATTGGTAGTAAATTCTACTGTCCCTGAACCTGATATTGATGTTGTTCCTGTAAGTGGATTAATTCTTATTGGGTTTGAATTATCATCTACTTCATCTAATACTTCTTTAATATGGTCCCATTGTTTAGGTGTAGCTGTAAAGTCATTACATGCTTCCATAAATCCTTTCATCCATACAACAAATTCTTTACTTGTCATTATTTAAAATATTTTCAATTATAAATTCAGTAATATATTTATTTTCTGCTATATGAACATTATTATCGGATAATTCTTTCTTCAACATACCGTTTTCATTAGTGTATTTATCATACACATCAAAAAAACCATAATCATATTTTTCACAATATTCTTTTATTTTTTTATTAAAATAAATAACATATGATTTTCTCTCTTCATCTGATCCAACAGTTGGGAAATCTGGATTTTGAATTATGGTTTCACTTTCTACAGGAGGAACAACATTAAAAACATATGGTTTTACTTTTTTACCTAGTATATCAATATTAATTCTTATAGCTTCAAAATAATTATAAATTATATCATCTATAATATTCTGATATGATATTTCTTCAGTTATATGTTTTTTAATATGACATCTACAATCTATTTCTCCAAAACAAAATATAACAGCATCTCCTTCTTGAACATCATATAATGAAATATTCATTACTTCTAATACTTTTTTACCTACTGTATAACATAATAACGGACCATGATATACCGCGGTTATATAAGCTGTATTCCATCCTCCACAAGATCCATGACTGTCACCAAAAGTAAATATTTTCATTATTTATCAACTTTATTCAATCCAATTTTCTTTAATTGAGGAAGTTTAAGTTCTATTTGTTTAGGTACTTTAGTTTCTAATATATTATCTAACACCTCAGCCATTTTATCAAATGAGAAATTAATCTTAGAATAATGAGATTGACGTTTAGCTAAATCTAAATACTTATTATAATCTGTATAAACTTTTTTAAACGCGTCCGCAACATCACTATCATTAGGAGTAAACCATTGTGATTCAGGTAATATCATATTTTGAACTACAGCTGATGAATGAACATTAGTTAATGTACCATTTACTAATATATTATACTCTTGATGTAAGAAATCTATATGGCCGCTGTAATTAGTAGCTATAATAGGTTTTTTAGATAAACTAAACTCAAGTAATGGTCTTCCAAATCCTTCTCCTTTAGTCAAACAAACCATTGCTTTTACTTTACCATGGTTATATAAATCATTTATATCTTTATCATCTAAGTCACCATGTAGTAAATAAATGTTAGGTAAAGTACCATTTACAGTTTGTTTAATAGCATCTATTTTTTTAAGTATATCTTCTCTATCCATTATAGAATTAGTCACATGAGATGTTTTTAAAACTAAAGCTGGTTTTGTGGTTTTATTTTTAAATAATTCTAAAAATGCTTTGATCATATAACCTACATTCTTTCTATCTTCACCTATTTGTCCTTGTAACCAATGGCCAACAAATAAGAAACAAAAATCCTCTTCTATTTCATCCAATGAAATGACTAAATCTGTTTCTTCAAGATCTTCATCTGGTATGTGAAAATACTTAGTTAGATCTGCTCCTTCAAATAAAACTTCTATTGGTTTATTTAATTCAATTACTTCAAGAGTTTGATTGGTATCAGGATTTTTCTTTTCAAATGATGATACTTCAAATACCTTTTTAGCATGTTCTGAAGATACTAAAGTTAAATTCATCCTATTAACTCCTTCAACCCAACTTGGATCACATATTGTAGTTTCAATTCCTGCTGTAATACCAATATTAAATTTTCCCACTGGTTGAAATTCATTAGGTACTGTAATCTGTATCCAAATATCAGGTTGTTTAGGTAATTGAGGTTGTTTCCAGATTATATCTAAAATCTTTTTATCTTCAGTATTTTCTGGGTTTAATGCTCCATATGATGTGTTTCCCCAACGTTGAGATAAAATTCTAACATCATACTTATCATATTTTAAAAGTGCTTTAACTATATCTCTACTTCTAGCGCCATATCCTGACATTGTGTCTATGGGGCAACTTACAACTAATAATGGTTTCATAACTATTAATAAATTAACTTGTGACGAATATGTTTTCTTTTTAGTGGTTGAGTTTTAATTAACTCAAATTTTGATTTTGGTTTCCAATTAAGTATTACTGTGTCAATATGATTGATAACATTTTTACACATATTTGAAGCAGACATCATAGATTCATCTGATGTAACCCACTCATGAGCTAATTTACCTCTACGTTTTCTTTCTTCATCTCCTAACTCATAAATCTTCATTATAGCATCAGCAGCATCTCTAAAATCAGCTCTATCATCAAATATATAAGGTGTAGGTACAGAACCTTGTAAACTTATATTACTTGGAAATACTGGTATAGCCCAATCTCCACATTTTTTATATTTACCCATATGGTTAGAACAGAATTCACTATCAAAATCAATCCATTCTCCATTTTCATTCTCAAATCTCATTTGATCTTGCATTCCACCTGTTACATTGGCTATAATCATTTTTCCAACCATCATTCCTTCAGTTAATGATAAGCCCCATCCTTCATTTGAACTTAATAGTATGACCGCATCAGATAAATTATATAATAAATTAACATCATATGATGGTAATCTTTGATCTGAAAAATATATTTGAGAACATTGATCAACATCAAATAACATATCTCTTACAGCGTATAAATCTGTACCATTATCATCAATAGGTTGAGTATGTAATATGAAAGCACATTTATCAGCTTTTTCTTTTGGTAATTTATCTAAAAATAATTTAAAGGCAGCTAATGCATCAGGTACTGATTTGCGCCTAATATTTCTAGAGTTAAACATTAATGTAAAGTCATACTCCTTATTTTTAAAAAATGACTTTTTAACTTCTAATAGTCTAGAGTAATCTTTATGTTTATCATCAATTGAATAAAATATATTATTATTTATACCATGCGGTACATAACTCAATATCTTATTTTTAGCTTTTTCACCTAATACTAATTTATTTATATTAAGTGTTTGTTTTGATATAGACATTAATCCATCACATGACTCATAATATGATTCATTATATAATGGTGCTGGGTAGTCATCCCATATATTTAAATACACCATTGGTATTTTCTTCCTTATTTCCCCTTCCATTTGGAATAACCAAATCCAATATCTAGGATCTGTGAAAAACATAATAACATCTGGTTGTTCTAATTCAATCAATGTTCTGACTAAATTTGGGTCACCATAACCTGAAGTTGGGTATACAAAAACACTAGCATCGTTTATACCATTATGTGTATTTGTATCTTGGCTTAAATCAAATCGTTTACCTTTTTCTGGATGGTCAATAGCACCTCCTAAATTAACCCAATTAAAAGCATGAGATGTTCCTACCACAATTTCTCTAGCCATTGTTGCTATACCAGATGTGAATCTGATATCATCGCACAATAATAAAATTTTTTTTCTTTGTTCTTTTGGAATGTAACCTTCTTTCATAACGTGTTTTAATTATTTTTAAACTTGACTACCTGATAATGCTAAATTGGTATGATTATGCATTTCTTTTCTAAAGTCTTCACTTGTTAGATACATATGAATACTTCTATCTACTAATTTTTGAAGTGAAAATTTTGTACGTACACATAATACTTTAAATTCTTCAAATAACTCTTCACTAACTTTAACACTTGTTAATTTATTGTCTCCCATATAATATATATTTTACATATATAAATATATACAAAAATTAAGAAGCGACATTTTTATTACAAAGTGTTTTATCATTATTAAATGGACAATAAGTACAACTATCTTTACTTACTATTTTAGAATATTCTTTATCTATCATTTTACCTTCATTATCAAAACATTCAGTTAAGAATATATTAAATTTTTCCATTGCTTGTTTACGTTTTGTCTTACCACTAGCTGGTTTAAATGCTGAGATATAAGGTATTGGAAAAGCATCATTTTTCCAAATTTTTCTTTTCATTATAAAAAACTCAACTTCAATCTTATCAATATCAATATTATATTGTTTTGAAAAATATTCTTTATAAAGCAATATTTGAGATATTTTTATTTCATCTTTTTTAGCTTTATCATTCCATCCTTGTCTTGATGTTTTAATATCATAAATAAAAATTTTATCTAAATCCTTATCATATAATACAAAATCAATATAGCCTTTTAAAAATAAATTTTTAGATAAATTAACCATTAAAGGCATTTCAATACCTAATAACACTACATTACGAGTTGAGAAAAATTGATTACGATGTTTTTTAAACCATGTTAATACACTAACACCATCATCAAAAAACTCTTTCATTTCATCTGGATTAGAGAAATGTTGTTTAGATCTTTCAAATTCTTCTTTGTATATGGTTCTAAAACGTTCATTAAACATAGATATTATATCTATTCTATCAGCGGCAGCGCCACTTTCCTCATACATTACTTTTAAATAATGTTGTACTGTTTCATGAATTGAAGTACCAAATATAGTGTGAATAGATGCTTGGTATGAAGCTAAACCCTTAACATAGTTTAGATACCATTGATGAGGACATTTACGATATATAGAATACTGAGAATAAGACACAGCGTTTTGAAACCTATAATCTATTTCTTTAGGTGCTGTATTTTTTATTTTTAATTCAATCTCGGTTAATTTAGTTTTTGCCATACTTCATTCTTATTTGTTCTCCCAGCTCCATATCATTAGGATATTGTTTAACTAAATCTTGAATCGTATTTAATGTTGTTATTTCTTTTTTTAAATACTGAGCTAAATCAAGTGCTTCTTCATATGCATGTTGAAGCATATTTTGATGATTATTATCTCCTAATGTTGTGTTGTATTTAATTAATCCACGATCAGCTCTTAATTTTAAATCTTCCATTACTGACCATGTAATATTATCTTGTGGACGGTCTATTGTACTCATATAAAGAATATTTATAATTTAAATTTAGTTAACTTAACTTGGGACGCCAAGTGATTAATTATTAATAATTTACTGTATTATCGAATTTATCTTTTTTGCTAACAAACTTATTGTTAATATCATTAATAAGTTTATCAAATCGTGAATCTGTATAACTGATGTTACCATCGATTCTACGATCAGTGGCTTCTTGTAATGAGTGTCGATCACGTTCAATTGAATTATATCTAGATTCAATATCCATCCAGACGTTTCTCATTTCTTCATCTAATGACTTGACCTTTTTTGATACCTTAATAGCACCAATAGTAAGCCAAACTAGCATCCCAACCACAATTGTAGCTGAAACACCTAATAAAAATGTAATCATTGTTTTTTTCTCCTTTTTTGTTTTGTACTTGGCGTCCCCAAGTTAAGAGTATTTTTGACTACTTGAGTATCAATTAGATTAATATAATCTTTAGCCTCACGAGTACTACATTGATAATACTCAGCTATTGATTTAATTGTTTCTAAATCATTTTTAGCACTTGCTTTAATATACTTAAAAAATGATTTCTTTTTAGGTAATAAATCACAATAGAATTTATAAACCATTTTAGATGAACAATTAGGATATCTTTGAATCGTATTAACAACCTCAATATAATCTGGATTCATACTTAT